TTTATGGTAGGATGACATGAAAGTACAGATCACCTTTCAATCAGAATCTAAAGACGATGGGTTCACGGGCAAAACAAGTATCGAAAGAGAAGACGTAGAAACTTTAAACGATCTAGCTTGGCTTTACTCTGAGGCAACTCAAGCAGCAGGATTTACATATGTGAAATCTGTAGCCTTTGAGAAAGACGATGGAGAGATGGTCTGGAGTGACATCTGATGTCTGGCAAGGTGCTTATAGATGGTGACATCATCGCCTACAGAGCAGCCTTTGCCACAGAGGACCAACCACAACAAGAAGCTATAGATAAAGTAGACTCCTTAATCGAATACGTGTTAGATGAAACTGCACTCCCCTTCGCTGGTAAAGATGACTATGAAGTTTTCCTTACTGGCAAGGGGAACTTTCGATACGATCTAGCAACTACAGCTATCTATAAAGGTAATAGGTCCAAAAGAGAAAAGCCCCGTCACCTCACTGCTACACGAAACCATCTTGTTGATGAACATGACGCTATCGTAAGTGAGAATGAAGAGGCTGATGATCTTATAGGCAAGGCAGTAACGAAATATGGCCCATCTAGTATTGTTGCTTCCATCGACAAAGACATGCTACAGTTGGCCTGTCAACATTTCAACTTAACTAGAGGAACACTTACCACAGTATCTGACTTCGATGGCTTGAAGTTCTTTTACTCTCAGATCTTATCTGGTGATAATGCTGATAACATCTTAGGTCTATACAAAGTAGGACCAGCAACAGCAAATAAGATGTTAAAAGATTGCAACACAGAAGAAGAGTTGTTTGAAGAATGTGTCAAGGCATATGACGGGGATGTAGATAGGGTGATAGAGAACGCAAGGCTCCTGTGGTTAAGAAGAGAGGAAGGTCAAATATGGGAACCGCCAGTTCAAGTAAAGCAAAAGGGAGACTAGGACAACAGGAAGTTAGGGACGCTATACTTAAACGCTTCCCCAACCTTGAGCCAGATGACGTTAGGTCTACAGCTATGGGGCAGAATGGGGAAGATATACAACTTAGTCCAAAGGCACGTAAGTATTTACCAGTTACAATAGAGGTAAAAAGACGTAAGAACTTACAGACAGTGTACGATTGGATGGAACAAGCTCGGCAGGGTTTTTATGATCCTGTCGTATTTTTTCGGGGAGATCGTAAGGAATGGCTTGCAATCGTACCTATGGAAGACTATCTACATCTCATGAAACAAAGGGGAAAGAAATGACACAACAAGAACTCTTTAAAATATGGGGTGTAGTGCATGGGCCTTGGGATGATGGTGAGCATGTGTGGCTTACCTGCAAGGTAGAACATGAGGGAAAGATGGTAAGTCAACCACAGGATATCCCTTATCCAGATTTCAATGCAGCATACAAAGATTTAAAACACTTCGACACTAGCATTGAGCCAATAGTTAAATCAGTAGACCTCTCATGGATGTATGATGCTTGATTACAGGAGCAAGAGAATGGGTAAGCGTAGTAATTATGAGAGAAGGCCACGGGATTTTTACCCCACTCCCATAGCCGCTGTAGAGCCTCTCATACCACATTTACCTTACACGTTTGAGTACATCGAACCTTGTGCTGGTGATGGAAGATTAATCGACCACATAGACGAACTTACAGGTGGTGCTGCTAGTCTTCTTGTTGCTACCGACATAGAACCAAGACGAAGTGATATTCTACCTGCAAATGCCCTACAGTTAGAGGTTGATCAATATGACCCAGAAACCTACATCATAACAAATCCACCTTGGGATAGGATGCTTTTACACCCCATGATAGAAAAATTCATGCATACGTGTAAGACTTGGTTGTTGTTTGATGCAGATTGGATGCACACAAAGCAGTCTGCTATTTACATGACATACTGTAAGAAAGTGGTTAGCGTAGGTAGAGTAAAGTGGATAGAGGGAAGCAAGGGACAAGGGAAAGATAACTGTTGTTGGTACTTGTTCGATATTGAGCAAGAGGGGCCAACAGAGTTTTACGGAAGAGTTGTAGAGGACATAACATGATTAACGAAACAGATATCAGAGATATGCAAGAAGACCTTGAGGGCTACACAAATTTTGTAGAGAGCATGATAATGACCAAAGGTAAAGATCGTCTGGTAGAGAATACTTTAGGTCTTGTGGGTGAAGCTGGTGAGGTTGCAGAAAAGATCAAGAAGACATTTAGAGATAGTACAGCGTATTCCCATCAGGAGATATTACAAGAATTAGGGGATGTTCTGTTTTACGTTACGGCATTGGCTAATCTGCATAATGCAAACCTACGTAAAGTGATGGACTTAAACATGCTGAAGCTAAACAGCAGAAAGCAACGAAATAAACTACATGGATCGGGTGACAACAGATGAAATGGGTATGGAGATATTGGAAGTATTTAAGAACTTGGCGTTTACATAGAGAGACAATCAAGGAACTTAACCGACTATCTGATAGAGAACTAAAAGATATTGGGATTAGTCGAGGTGATATCGACAGGTTGATCTGGCTAGAAGAAGATAAAACGATGCGAGGACGTGGAAAAGATGAATAATTATCTACCAACAGATTATCAGACATTTATTGCTAAGTCACGTTATGCCAAATACTTTGATGGCAAGGGACGTGAAGACTGGTCAGAGACTGTAGAACGCTACATGGATAATGTTGTTCGCCCCAAGATAGGCGACGACACATACGTCAACAGCATACGTGACGCCATCCTAAATCTTGAGGTTATGCCTTCTATGAGGGCAATGATGACTGCAGGTCCAGCCTTAGAGAGGGACAATACAGCAGGGTATAACTGTAGCTATCTACCCGTAGATGACCCTAAGTCCTTCGATGAAGCTATGTTCATTCTCCTCTGTGGTACTGGTGTCGGGTTCAGTGTCGAAAGACAATACATATCCAAACTCCCTGAGATACCTGAGTTGTTCGATAGTGAGACTGTCATCGTAGTCAGAGATAGCAAGGAAGGTTGGGCTAAAGCATTTAGGCAACTTTTGGCACTCCTTTGGGCTGGTGAGATTCCAAGATGGGATGTATCTAAGGTTCGTCCTGCAGGGGCAAGGCTTAAGACTTTTGGTGGTAGAGCATCAGGCCCAGCGCCCTTGGTTGAATTATTCAACTTCACTGTACAGACATTCAAGAACGCAAGAGGTCGTAAATTATCTAGTGTTGAGTGTCACGATCTTATGTGCTTCATCGGACAGATTGTTGTTGTAGGTGGTGTACGTAGGTCAGCAATGATCAGTCTATCAAACCTATCAGATGATCGTATGCGTCATGCTAAGTCGGGTCAATGGTGGGAAACTGCAGCGCATCGTGCCTTGGCTAACAACAGTGTTGCATATACTGAGCGTCCAGACATGGAAACATTCATGCGTGAGTGGACCGCCCTAGTGGAAAGTAAGTCAGGTGAACGTGGAGTATTCAACCGTGAAGCATCTAAGAAACAAGCTGCAAAGAATGAAAGACGTGATCCTAACTATGATTTCGGAACCAATCCCTGCAGCGAAATCATATTGCGTCCGTATCAGTTCTGCAACCTTACAGAGTGTGTTGTACGTTCTACAGACAGTGTGGAAGACCTTGAGAGAAAAGTTAAGATTGCTACGATCCTTGGCACCATCCAAAGCTCTTATACGCACTTCCCCTATCTGCGAAAGGTGTGGCAGCGAAACACAGAAGAAGAGCGTCTGCTTGGTGTGTCACTCACAGGCATAATGGATAACCGTCTTTTGACCACAAAGAATAAAGGTCTGGACAAAACTTTGGAGCATCTTAGAAATGTCGCTATCTCTACTAATGCTGAATGGGCTAGTCGTCTTGACATACCGCCCTCTGCTGCGATTAGCTGCGTTAAACCATCAGGAACAGTCTCGCAGTTGGTTGACTCCGCAAGTGGCATCCATGCTCGTCATTCTCCATATTATATCCGTACTGTACGCGGGGATAATAAAGACCCACTGACACAATTTATGAAGGATCAAAAGATCCCACATGAACCATGTGTATTCAAGGGTGATACGACAACAGTGTTCAGCTTCCCTATGAAATCACCAAATGGTGCAGTTACACGTAATGACATGACCGCCATTGAGCAACTAGAAATGTGGCTGATCTACCAGAGACATTGGTGTGAGCATAAACCATCGGTGACTATCTCAGTTCGTGATTCTGAATGGATGGCTGTAGGTGCATTTGTGTATGAACACTTTGATGAAATGTCTGGTGTGTCGTTCTTGCCACACACTGACCACTCTTATCAACAAGCACCCTATCAAGAGTGTGGTAAATCAGACTATGAAATGCTACTATCAATTATGCCAAAGAAGATTGATTGGTCTAAACTATCCGACTATGAGCAAGAGGACAACACAGTGAGTATGCAAACAATGGCCTGTTCTGGTGACGTATGTGAGATTGTAGACATCACATGAGAAAAAACGCAAAATCAGTTTATGAAGGCACTGCAGCAGAACAAGAGTTTATCTCCTTACGGGGGGATAACTTCATCCGTAAAGCAACAAAAGAGGAGAATATCTTTGAGCATTGGGACATACTAGACAAAGAGTTTGGTCATGTTGATGTAAAAGCGGCAAAGAGAAAGTATAGGCATGGGCCTGTTGACAACACAATCTGGTGGGAACTCAGAACTGTTAAGAGACCCCCAGAGTGGAAATCGGTAGATGGTTGGGGTGTACCAAACGATATAGCAAGGTATATTGCAGTTAAGGCAGAAGACTTCTTTTACCTTGTAAACCCAGAAACTATCATAAACATTGTCAGAGACAAGTGTGTGGATTACTTTAGGGGAGAGTGGGGGTTGCATACCCGACCAAACAGAGGCGACCTTATGACCATTCTCCCCTTATATTTTATACAAGAACATGCAAAATACGAGGTAAAACATGTCTGATGTTGTTAATCACCCGCCACACTACGGCGAAGGTAAAATAGAGTGCATTGAATATCTAAAGGATAATATGGATGTTATGATGTTTATGGGCTATCTTGAAGGGAATATAAAAAAATACCTGCATCGCTACAGGTACAAGGGAAAACCACTAGAAGACTTAAAGAAGGCACAATGGTATCTAAATAGGTTAATAGAAGAAATGGAAGGAAGTTAATATGTGGAGCGCAATTCTACTTGTTTGTTTGAGTGAAGGTCTCTGTCAAGCATCTATAGACCCTAGAATACATCCTACAGAGGAACTGTGTCAAATGTCAGTGCAAGTAGGCGCTAAACATTTTTATGAACAAGGTTGGGTGATAGCTGACTTTCGATGTTTAAACTGGAGAGACAAAGATGAGGAAGCCTAACCCAATGGCTAAGGATCTTAGACAACCTAAGTATAGGTCTAAGGTAATCCCTGATAAGAAAAAGCCAAAACTATATCGTAAAGCTAAACACAAAAAAGGCCCCTTGCGGGGCCTCTCTTTTTATGTAAGCTCGAAATGTGGAGCGTCTATGAATGGTCTTTTACCCTGAGATCGTCTTAGGTCTACATAAGCGTTCATAGCATCTTCTGCAGTGTTGTTGTTTTCCCACCAAGAGGCTAGATCATCTATATGCCATGCAGCCCCCCAACGCAAATTAGTGACGCCTAGATCAGCAGCAGCTTCTGCCATAGCATCTGCAATTTCATCATAGAGATTAAGTTCCCAACGACCACCAGATCCAGCTACATAAGCCATAAGGTCTACAGCTTTACCTTCAAGGTGCTTGCTCTTCATTGTCTGTGAGGCACCTTTAGCAACTAGGGCCTCTTGTTCTTGTTTGGTTCTTCTACCACAAATCACTGAGAAGTCTTGTTTGGTGAGAGAAATGGCACGTTGCACAATATCTACAAGTGTTTCATTTACGCCTAGTAGCCTTTCTTCGCTTCTAGCGCCAAGTTTAAATGTCATCGGATTTCTTCCTTTGAAAGATTGAAGTGAATAGGTTCCCAAACCAGATTGCGATACTTGTTGGTGTTGGCAATAGCCACCCAAGCACAAGCAAGAGGATGACCCAGATTGGTATATTTGTGTTTGATATCTTAATTGTCTCGACGTTTTCGGCCTCGACTTCCTTCTCTGTTGTAACGATGTCCCTACCAGCTTCTTGTCTATTTTGTTGTGCGACCACTTGTTGTGTATTTTCTTTTCCCGCCAAGACGTTTGCATTAACAGTAGGGCCTCCACTATTGCTTAAAGGATTAAGATAAGAGAGGGGTCCACAACTACTTAGAGCTAGAGTTGCTACCACCAGAAGGTGTTTTACCATTTACATATATTCCATAAAAACCCGCACCAGCCCCCACGATTACGCTAACGAATCCTGCTTGAGCGTTTGAAGGATCAGGCAGAGCCATAAACCAAGTTGTTGTGTTATAGAAAGCAATCCCGTAAAGTGTGAGGATCATGCGAGGCCATATACGCCACTTGTCTAACCATTCTGGTGTTATTTTCATGCTACTACAAAGTCCACTATTTGTGCTGATTGATATTTAGCTTGATTATGCGGGTGGTATGCGTAGGCTGTTTCATATTTGTAGTCTTCTGCTTTTCTGTCAACAGATCTGTGGGTCTCTTCTACAATACGTTCTTTCTTATTAGGGAGAGGTTTCACTTTATCGAAAGGCATTAAAGGTAATGGTAAATAGCCAAGCAATCCTAGATCTACAGTCATTGATTAGCCAACCATACAAATCCTACAAGGCCACCTATAAGAACAACAAACACAACAATACCCACAGTCCACTCTATTATAGCTTGTTTTATTTCCATGCGTCTGTGTTCGTGTTCTCGTTTCTGTTTACGTAGGTCTGCTTCTATCTCTAGTATTTCTTGCCATTTTGATGGGCCATACATGACGGATATGTAGTCTTTTAGCTCCTGCCTCATGGAAGCAGCCTTCTGTTTGGCTGCAAAGATTTCCATAGCTTGTGCTTCTACTCCACCACCAAGAGCCTTATACCAAGGGGGCTTCTGGTTCTGACGATCAGCAAAATCAAGATCAGCTATTGCACCAGCCCATTTAGAGAGTTGACCTCCCATATCCTGCAGATCTTTGCCAACGGCAATACCTTTCTTGAGATAGCCGAAAGCAGCGGTAGCGGCTGAAATCGCCGTTATGGGATCTATCATCGACGCTCAATTATCCTATCCAGTTTGGCGTCGAGTGCTTCTAGTCGGTCTATTATTCTATTCATGTCACTTTGGGCTTCTGCTCTAGTGACGTACTCCTTAGCGATCTCTTCTCTTGTCTTGTTAAGGAGAACCTGTATTCTCTGTACTTCAGAATACATGTTCCTACAGGCCCAACCCAACAAACTTAATAGGGCAGTTAATCCAGCGGTCCAAAGTATATCATATTCCATTATTCTGCCCTAATTTGATAGTTATTCTGCTGCTATCTCTTCTGGTATATTCTCTAAGTCAGATTTTAACATATCCAGAAATGCTTGGCGACCCACTCTTAGTTGCATTAGATTAAATTCCGCAGAGGAAATTTTGCTATCCAATGATCCAATGTGATTAATGCAAGCCTTCGCATGGTCTGACAGTTGATCTTCTGTGTAGTCTACATCGTCAATCGTAATGACCTTTTTTTCTTCAGTCATGTTGATTTCCTTTCTGTGTTATTCAGCGGCCCACGGCACTCCCGCTGCGCTGGTTGGGTTTTTGTCAGCTTCAATCTTAGCAGCAATCGCCGCTTCAACATCTTCCTGACCGACTTGAGCTTGCGCCCACGCAATACAGTTGGCCTCAGTTACGCTATCGTAAGCAATGAAACCATCCGCATCAGCATCTGGTGAGTGGCTAGTTGTGCCATAGGATGACGCTGAGTAATCACCGTCCACGCCTGTGCAACGCCAGTGTATGACAGTGATACCACCGTCAGATAAGTTACGTTCTACTGTTGGAATACTCCAAGTATAAGTTACAGCCATGATTATACCTCCTGTGCTGCTAGATGTGCAGCATAGGCTGCTTTAACTTCGTCTGTGTGAACCACGTTGCAAATGTTCTGCACCTCTGTGCTTTCACCTGTGATGTCTGCATCTGGTGCGACTACATGGCGGTGGTAGCTACGGCTGATCTCTACGCCGTCACGCTTGATGACCGTGGCTGTACGCACCTGAACGTGCTTGAAGTCGCCTACGATCTCTATTTTGTCTTGTACTGTTTCTTCTGTAAGTGCCATCGTTTATCTCCTTTGGCTATGGACTGTCTGACCCAAAGCTATGCAATGGGCTATGCTGATGTGGTGTAAGTGCAAGTAAATGCCATGCGTGTTGAGTTCTTAACATCTGAGGCCAAAGCATAAGATAGGCCGCCAATCTTGCCAGCGTCATTTTTGTACACCTCTAAAAGAACTGTTGTAGTGTTAAACTGCAAAAACCCTGTTGTCGGTGCGCCGTTTCCTGCGGTATTAAAATCCTGTTGTTCCGATAAACTTAGAGTGCCTCTAGCAGCAAGTGAATTTGATATAGTAAAAGGAAGGCCATCCAATATCAAATTACCTGTACCACCAGTAATTCCACTGCCACTGAAATAAACCCAGCCAGTTAAATGCACCATGTTTCCAACTTTTGTATAGTAACCAAGTTGATCAATATAACTTTGCGTTGGATTTGTGGTTGATCCTGTAAGAGTAGGCGTCCAAGTCCCCTCCTCATAGTCATCCAGCTTATTAGCCGACCCAGTGCCGCCAAGGTAGACACCGCCAGAGAGGTAGAGGTCTTTGAAGCGAGTTGAACTGTCCCCCAGATCAATAGCAGCATCACGACCACTCCCATTAGATGTTGCAGGATAAATCCTATCCAGCGACCCGCCTGTGTCAAACATAGTGAGGCCAACTGTTCCTGAATGGATGTAAGTTGTTCCAGATAGTGTCCCAATACTCCCCACAGGGGAGCCGTCTTTCTTAAAGATAGCAATAGCGCCATCTGTTGTGATTCTGTTTAGTGCTATCGCCGCATCGTTTGCATTTGATGCAAGCATAATACCGCCAACCCCAAGCACGATACCTTCCGATGTTCCTGTAGTTGGGTTTGTATCAACAGTCCCCACCAGAAAGTTACCGCTGCTGTCGAACCGTGCATACTCCGTGGTACCAGCGTTGTTCTCAAAGATGGTATCGCCATGAATAGAGCCAGAGAGGTAGAGGTCTTTGAAGCGGTTGCCTGATGTGCCTATAGATATGTTTCCATCATCTGAAGCGCTGTTTTTTCTTGGCTGAATAGTGTTTCCAGACGTAAACAAAAGACCAGAAGAGTTTGCTCCACTAGCCTCAATATACAATTCACCTGTAAAGGGTGTCCCAATACTCCCCACAGGTGCACCGTCTTTGGCTAGTGTCAAAATACTGCCATCGGAGGAAAGGCGGTTCAAGTACAATGGCTCACCGCCGCTGCGAGTGTGATAGGCAAAGCCAGCACTAGTTAGACCATGACCTGTGGTGGCGGAATTATTAGTCGTCTTACCCACCAGCAAGTTACCGCTGCTGTCAATGCGCATGGCTTCTGTGTAAGATGTGCCAGTATTAAATGTAATTACACCACTATCTAGAGCTAACTCAGCCGAAGAATTTGTAGGCGCATAGGTGTTTCTTATAACTGATTTTGTCGTTCCTGAATCATAGTGATCAATAAGAAGTGCGTAACCTGTGTTACCACCAAGATAAATGGAACCTGAACCATCTCGCGCAGAAGAATTAAGAGCGGAATAACCTTTGCTGGTAATGGTGCCATTGGCATCTATGCGCATGCGTTCTGTGTCGTTAGAGCCAAAAATTAAGGCGTGATTAGTGGTTGTTTTTAGAATCGTGCCGCCACTAATTGACCTAAACACACCTGTGTGCGTACCATCAGTCAATCTGTATCCGTCACCCGTAGAGCCAGAAATATCTACCCTATCATTAATCGAAGTCGTCCCAATGCCCAAACTCTCAGCACTCGCATCCCAGAAGAACTTTGCCGTGGTGCCTGTGTCCTCGTAGAAGCTGATGTCTCCGTTATTGTCGATCTTTAGTGCATTAAGGTTAGATGCGCCATATTCAAACTCCAATGCCCCACCAGAACTGTTGATACGGTTTTGAGCATTACCGCCATCCTTCATAATCAAAGAAGAAATTTGACCAGCACTACCTGACCGAATTAACTCAAGAGTTGTACCAGAGGTAGACGTTATTTGTGCAGTACCACTACCATCCACAGTCAGCCCATCGCTGGTCAAAGTCCCTTGAATATCCAGATCACCCGTCATAGTATCGCCAGTAATCCTGACAAAGCCTGTGGCAGTATCTAGCGCATTCTTAAATTCATCTATCGTAATGCTTTTCGTCAATCCCGCAGAGGTATCAACGATCACAAGCTGGTCATCCGTGGCAACTGTGGCCCCCGTTAGCGCGTCTAATTCAGATATTTTCTTGTCAGCCATGATATTCTCCTTAGACCCACGCTCTTACGATTAGCTTAAAGTTAGCAGTCTGCGCTGATGATGTTCTCGCCAATGATCCAGCAGCATTATAATATGCAATGGAATTATCGCTGTTTTGCCTACAATAAATATTTGTCGCATCAGCCCAAACAACGACCCCACCCTCATCGCTGCCATTAATATATACGAAATTTTGCAACTCATCACCCACAGAAAAAATGTCATGGGCAGTTTTACAAATCATTCTCGCATCAATTAATTTAGGAACAGCGCCCAAGCTATGAGCCAACGTATATAAGTTACTCGCCGTTAATGTTTGCTCTGCACTAGTGAATGATCTACTTGATCCAGCAATGGGTGCATAAGCATCAACACCAGCCTTGACATTTGCAGGAGATACCAGTGTTTCTGTGGTAACCGTGCCGCCCGTCCAGTTTGATGATGGCAAAATACCCAGAGTGCCAATATCTGTTCCACCTGTTGTAACAACTTTACTATCCGCAACATAACCCACAACATTGCTTGAATTATTTAAGCGCAACAACTTAATCCAAGCCGTATCACCCTCGTTGCGCATGTAAAGCCAATCAGTATCAGTCTCATACCAAAACATATTGGCATAAGTCGTGCTTGGCGCAGATGTGCCTGAATTATTAGTTACAATAGCTTGTAACGCATTGTTTATATCCGCCCGAACCGCTGGCGCAGTAGCATTGTCTATCACGTAATCATGAGTTGCCATTAGTTATACTCCATTGAGATCACTGCTTTTTGCAATACTGGTGTAACATTATCTGCCGTAGATTTTAACACATATTTAAATAAAAAACGACCGCCGTAAAGTTCACAGGGCAATTTGACGTAATCTGTTAATGGCGAACCACCGCCAGCGGGGTAAGCTCTTGCATACACCTCAACAGATACATCCTTAAAGTTTACAGTTTGACGATCAAAGTCATCCCAATCATAATCCTTGGGCCAACTATCTATATTGCCTTGCAACGCATCAAAGTTAATATCATATGGCCCACTGTGATCCGAAAAGGCCGTAACATAAGTCGTGCTTGGAGGTGCGTAGCGCTCAACAAACAATTCACTCACAAATAAACGCACATTCTGGTCGCTACCTAAATCATCATACCCATAACTAAAGTATGTGCCTGTTGATGGTGCCACTGTGTAATCAGTAATATGGATTTCTTTGCCATAATAACCAGACCAAATCGTCGTATTATCGCGGGTGCCTACAGTTGAACTAAAGTCAGCAGTTGTCCCGCTTATTGTATAGGTTTCTGAATTGGTACGTTGATCTAAATCATTTGCGTTAATTACGATTGATGAAACTGTTCCAGCATTACCAGATTTATCATAAGGCTCGATAAAGAATGTGCCTGACTGCGCAATCATTGTCGCACTTGAGGCTGGACGCGCAACACGATTAACAACAGGTACTGTGTGGAAATCATTAAATCCTGCACCAGATGTTTCATAGTTTCTATGGATTTTATAGTGACTTAAATCGCCGCTCGCTGATGGTTCCCAATCAAGATGTAATGCGCTTCCCGCAATACGCTGTTCAATACTAGAAACAGCAGTTGGGCCAGTTGTATCATGCTGTGTAACACGACCAACTTCCGTATAAGCACCCCTTACTCCTAAAGAGTTACTTGCTCTTGCTCTAATTGAATATCTTGTATATTGAGGATTATCTACATCCTCTATAAACGCATCAATAATTTCATATCTGCCAAGATCACCACGCCCTAGAAGCGTGTACCCCTTATCTGTACCTGTTCTCAAAAATTCCCAAGCAAAAAATACATTGACGCCTTCTGATGTGCTTAAACCTGTTAAATCGCCAATTAAAACAACTGGAGCGGCTGTTTGCACCAAATACCAACCACCACCAGCCGCAGTTTGTTGCTTTTGAATAAATAGCACATCAAACTTTGCTGATCCGCTTTTACCTGATTGACTTGTGAAGAAGGTAAATTCGTCATAATCGCCTTCCTCATTCGCAAGAAACGAAACAACACCATTTGCAGATGTTCCTCGGATTTGGTCAAAGAAAGCCTCTGTTGGACCGCCAGAAGTCCATCCAAAGTAAAACCTACGTGTAAGGCTAGTAACCTCTGTAAGTAATCCACCGCCTGATCTTGCAACACCCCAAGCACCATCCACAACAGAAATAGCGCCATTGGCTAGGCTTTGATCTAAATCATTATATTTGACGGTCTGATTGTTGTATTTTAGATATTCAACCTCAACATCTTCAATTTGTGCAGCATTGTCTGACGATACGTCAACGGCGATAACATTGGTGAGATGCTGGTTAATAACACGAACCTCGTTTGTCAGAGTAATACTTACATCAGGCACATAGAATGGGCTTGCAAGCTGAGTATTATTGCTCTCAAACGTACTTTCCTCTGCATCCCAATCAAAAATCGCAGAGCTTATTTCTTGCAGCGTCATCACAACTTCAAGCGCCATGTCACCATTCAAACCAAAGGTCCATTCAATGACCTCAAATTCTTTATTCACAAAGCCCAATCTGGTGTTGTTGATTTTAATAATATCACCAACTGAAAGCTGCAAAGCTCTCAGACCAAATGATCCGCTTACTTTTAGCTGCTCCCGATTTCGATACAGCGCAATCTTTGCTATGCGTTGTGCTTGCGATGAACTGCTGACAAATGGCAAGTCCAATTCAAGTACGCTTTCTTCGCCGCCATCTATTCTAACAAATTCATCTGATTTAATCTCTGGATAGTTGGTCGGTTGCCAACTTGTTTCCTCACCGCGAAATAAGCCAATGACTTTATTAAAACCATCGCGGCGACTATTGCGGGTGCTTATTTCTAAGCCAGATCGCAAATCATCTTCATCTAAAGTAAGCACAGATGATGTATAGGCTGCTGCCTTGCATGACCATTTTCCATTGCTGTACCAAATCATGCCGCCCATCGTGGCAATGATTGATTTAATAATGTCTTGAGGATTTTCTTGCGTTAAATACGCTCCATCACAGCGATACCGTTTCTCAGTGCTGCCCCCAGATAATGTTACATTCTCATCGCAGATATTTGCAGCAGTGCTAAATGCGTCCTCATCAATCTCTGCCGTAGTCGCAATGCCCGAATAAATTAAATAGTCGCGTAAAATAAGTGCTGGATTGCGCCCGATTTCAACGCCGCTAATATCAGTAAAGGCTGTTTCACCTGTGCGAGGGTCGTAGACTTTCTTTCCGCTGATTAAGGCTGAAATGGCGGGAACGCCATTTGGGAAATCTTTCCTATTGGCATCATAATAATGACGCACAGTCAGATAAGCAACGCCAGCAGCTTTATGCTCTTCTGTCCACTGCGTATTGCTCGGCATACTTGCGAAACTCTGATCTAGCGTACCAAGGCGCTCTTGATATGATGTTGCGCCAAAAATATTTCTGGATGTTCCATCAGGTGATATTAATAAAAATGCGGTATTATAGTTTGGAATAATACCAGTATCTATAGTATTGGGGTCAATCTTTTCTTCGTTAAGATAGATTTCATCATAACTTGTAATTTCATGGTCAGCGAAGGCAATACATTGATAAAGAGTTACATTGTCGGGTAGCACGTTTTGATAAAATACTGCCCCTCCAACTCTAGGACGACCATAAATTACTTGACGCGGTGCATTTGGTAAAACCGCATTTACGCCCACGCCATAACCGCCAGATGCGTTTCCAGCTTGTTTTTGTTGCGGATTTAGTGCGTTGAGAGCATAACTTGCAGCCGTAGCCAAGGCGACTTTCGTAAATGTAACCCCAGCAAGCGCTGCGCTAAATCCAGCGCCTAAGCCACCAGTGAAAATGGTAATAGCTGCACCTGCGACTGTAGCAAAAAATCTTTGTCTTTCCCTCTTACTACCCATCGCTCAAGCTCCAATATAGCATATTTTCTGATGGATATTCTAACACAAGTCCATTATCCCCAACAAATGCAATATGCTTACCTATTGATATTCCAAAGCAAAGGGGTAAAACATTATTTTCATTTTTTGATAATTGCGCAGAGATTGATCCACGCGGTGCATAATTAGTATTTAATCTACTTAGACGATCATCTAATCCGTCAATCAAATCAGCATAATTACTTTTGCGCAAGAAGCGTTGATATTTAATCATTGCTCCGCGCTGTGTTGAATAACCATCAAGAAACTCATCTGCAAAGCCATAGCCGCGCATTTGTATTGCGGCATTATTGGCAAAAGTGATGCAATCATGCGGCCCCCATTGAAAAGGCTTATTACGAATTGCATCTATCCACTTTGCAAGACGAATATCCCAATCAGAAAACATTAGGTTCTGCCCCAATTCAAAGGCTTATTTTGCAGTTCATTAATAAAATCAAATGCACGATCCTCATCTGATGCACTTGGAAAAGCATCCCGATATTTCTTCTTCTGATATTCAGATGTATATCGCGTTACTTTTGCTCGCTGCAAATCAACCAGCTTATTCTCAACAGACAGTGAAATAGATGCCTCGTCTGGATTTTCGCTGATGTTCATCTGATCCATGTAGCCCACGAATAGGTCAATCATCACAACTGGATCACCTTCTGAACTATCCACATCACCTGTGTCCTCTAAGGTGATCGCAATGCCGTCCTCAGTAATGGTTCTGTTGCGATTGGCGTTGACCATACCAAACTTAATGCGGCATATGCGGCCCTGATAGGGCTGCTGGAGAGCCAAAGCCACAACTTCTTGTGGCAATCCCGATAAAGTTATTGTCGCACCAGCAGCGCGTAAATCAGCCGTCTCCGTTATATTTGAAACTGTCAGAAATTGACCCGCACCCGTGTAAGTATTGCCACCATGTGAGATTTCGCCAAGACCCGTCCAGAAATATAGATTGCCAGATTGTATAATCTCACCGCCGTAATTCAGCGTCTCAGTGCCAAATTCAAGATCAACCGCGAAAAATGGGAATACTTCATCAAGCGTAATGATGTTTTGAATTTGCAGCAAATCACGGGTCATGGAAGTACCTGAACTGCTGCAAATGTAATGCCATAAATTGCCGCATTATTAATTGACCAATCTTGCTCCCCTGAGTTTAGCCGCCAACGCCCCACCGCACTATCAACAATAACAGTTGCGTTGTCTGATGGTGCAGTCAAAATATTAGGCCAAAGATCAAGTGTGGCCTCGCCTGATGCGTTTGTATCAACATCTGTTAGAACTTTATAAAGTGACGCTGTTGAAGCTGATCCTAGCTGGATATAATCGCCAGCCTTTAAATAACCCGTTGCACTTGCTGGCAAGCCATCAATGGACAAAGATGCGCCCGTCTGGCCTGATCCATTAACAACAGGCGTTCCCGCTGTTGTAGATGCTGAACCACGCGCTGATGCACGGTTTGGATCACCCATAGTAAATGTGCCAGCACGTCCGTTTAAACTTAGAAGCCACGCAATCCATTCTTCTGCATTCTCATATCGCATAGGCGGCAGTTGCACTTCAGCTTCCCAACGCTTACCCGCATGGTTGTGGATTTGCTGCTTATAGGTAAACGGTGACATGGTCATCGCAGTTTGATTAACTGCACGAAGAGTTATATTAGCTATGCCTGTGACAGTTGGTAATGGTCTGGGATAAGTAATAGCCATTAGAATGCCCCCGCGAATGATCCACCGCGCCTCTTAGCGTCCAATACAGCCGCTTTAGATGCTTCTTGTATTTGAGGCAATAATCCCAAAATCTCTGCTCTTACGGTTTGTTGTATGCCTGTAGAAATATTGATGTTCTGTACGACAGTAACACCCTCTGCAGACTGACCTTTAGTGTGATCTATGACAGTCTCATTTGGGTGCAGCATAGCTAGGAAACCACCCTTGCCATCTAATCCACCAGAGCGAGGTCCAGAACCTGTGTAACCACCACCATCCATAGAATAGTCACTTAAAGCTCCACCTATATCAGACAGAATTGGATTATCTGATCCAGCAAAAATTGTCCCAAACCCCCTTATCATTTTCTGTAGTACAAGAACTCTGTAGAGATAACTAATTATGTTCCTTGACATATCCCTAAAGGCACCATCTACGCTCTTTGTCCCATCTATCATAGACATGAAAGAGTTTTCAAATTCGTTTGCTAAAGTATTAGCTATACCTTGTAGCCTCTGTTCTTGCGCCTCTAAAGCTGCTGTTTCTGCATTTATGGCTGCTATTCTATCTGCTGCTTGCTTGAGTTGAGCCTCAGTCATTTTTCCAGAGGCGGTTTTGTTTTGTTCTTTAAGATTATATAGTATCTGTAAGCGATCAGCTTCTTGATCAGATAAACCTACTATTTGTCTTTGGAGATTAGCTTGTTCTTCCATACCTTTTATTATAGAGGCCATAGATTCAGCGGGGGTTTTACCTTTTGGTGGTTTTGGTGGTGTGGTCTTAGCTCCCTCAACTCTGCTCTCACCATAGGCTTGGTAGGCCATCATTATTTGATAATTTTGAAGCATACCTGCTTGAGCAGACTTCTTTTTATTATCCTCAAAATAAGCATTTTGCAATGCCATCATATGAGCATGGGTTTGATCCGCTTGTTTTTGACGCTCTTTTTCAACCTCTTGTGCCTTATACATCGCATTTTGTTTAGCCAACTCAGCGTTTGTAATAGCTTGGTTAGTGGTCTCAAGTTGTTCCTGTCTGGCCTGAGTCTCACCATCTGTCATAAGTTTACCAGCTTGTTTATAGTAAACTTGCATCTTATCATATAATATTTGACTGTTATTTCTTTCTTCTTTAAAGCCATTTCTTCTGAGAGCAGCATACTTTGTATAAACGCTCATGGTCTCTTTAAGACCACTTTTTACCATTTCGTTTGTAAGTTTTACACTAGCTTGAATTTCTTCGTTAGTACGATCCCCCATACCACCAAAAGCAGAGGCATCAAATTCACTAAGATCTTTAAGTGAGTTTTTTGTTGTCTCAGAGGTTTTCGCTACAGATTTTTCAAAGGCATTATATATAGATTCAATAGTACCTACAAGTTCTTTTTCTCCTTCTGACAAACCATCAGTAATAAGTGCTAATTCAGTGGCAACATTTAAGGCTTTTGATAAATAATCTAACCTCTGTTCATCATTTTCTGCATATTGTGCGCCTGTCATAAATGACATAAGCATTCTAAGTTCTGTATTACGAAGGTTTCCTTCGGGATCTTTAAAACCTTTAAGGGTCATATCCAAACCAAACAGGTCAGCTAACAAAGCTCTCCTATCGGTAGCACCTGATGGGATATATTTTTCTTGGAAGCCAGAGAAAACTTCATTCATTTTAGCTTCTAATTCAGCAGAACGTAAATCTAATATGGCCTGTCTAGCTTGTCTAACACTCTCTGTGAGTTTACCAAAAGCCTCTTCTAGGTTTAAAATGCCCTCGCTAGATTTATCAAAAGCCGTATCATAAGAACCCATAATACTTATGAGTTCCTTTGTTTCATCTTGCAAATCTTTAACTTTACCAGAAGTTCCTAATAAAGCTGTGCCTAAGCCACCAAGAGCAGCAATACCTAAACCAATAGCAGCACCCCAAGGTCCAGCAAAGAAGCCAGCTAATTGAGAACCCTGCTGAGAAAATGCGATAAGAGGGTTAGTACCACCTTGAACCTGTACGATAAAGTCTTGTAACTGGTATCCAGCCTGTTGCATTGCGATCTCTTTTTGTCGCATTGCTTTGCCAGAACCATAGACTGATTTTTCAAACTTACGGAAGTCTGTAGCGGAGCCTCTTGCAGCGTTATTTAATCTAGCGATCTGATCATTTAATCTCTTTGTTTCACTGGTTGCACGTTTAGTTGAGATTAAACCAGAGTCTTGCGCTCTTTTAACATCACGTAGTTCTGCCTGTAAGTTATCTAAAAGCCTTACGGCACGGTCCACAGGAGCCGTTTCAGCTTGCATAACCAGTTTAATATCAGCCATTAAAACTACCCATGTAAATTACGTCCACACGTTTTATTGCCTCTACTTCCCAAGAAGACAATGGTGTATTCGTAAGTTCCTTCCACGCTTTTATTTGATCGTAGGTAATCGGGTTAGG